CTCAGTCTGTAGCATACGACCGGTCGACCCGTCCTTCTTCGCCCATTCCTTCTCGATGAGTGACGCGACGACCTCGACAATATCGCCCTTAGTTACTGAGGGCTTTTCGTTCCAGACAGAGACGCGGATTTTAGACGTGTCCCCGGTGTCCTCGTACTGTCCCGAGTCGCGGTTCTTTTTACGGTGATTAACGTAGACGGGGAACTCGTAGACGGTCGACGTTCCCACCTGTCGGGCCTCCACGTCGGCGACTACGCGCCCGTCGAAGGTTGCCTGAATCTTTGCCATGCTGTTTTCCTTTCGATAGTTGTTTTAGTTTACGTTACCGGGTTCGCCGGACTGTTCAGCGTCGGCGAGTCGTTTCGCGCACACGAGACACGAGACGATTGTCCGACCGTGTTCGCACTCTGGCGGTGGGGACGCGTTCCTCCGTGCCTCCTCCATTTGCGCGACGAGGGCCTCATGTTCGAGGCGGCGTCGATCCCTGTCGGCCCGTGACGCTGTGAGTTCAGCCTGTCGGCGTTCCTCTGGGGACAGTTCACGTTCCGGGTAGGGTTCGTTCGTCCAGCCTCCCGCCCGTAGCCACGAGGCCGGGTAGGGGATGAAACGCTTAGGGGGTAGGTTCGGGTCCGCTATGAGCCTCCGAACGCCGTAGAGGACGTCCTCGCCGTGTTCTGAGTATGCCCTGTCGAATGCGCGGTGGGCGTCGAGTTTCTCAACACGTCGCGGATACAGTTTCCAGAACTCCTCGAACGCGTCCTCGCCCGTAGGGTGGGGGAGAGTTTCTAATAGTTGTTCTTCTAAAGGAATGTTCTTCTTCTTGTCCGTGTGCTGTTCCACTACGGAATCGCCCGCTGTGGAATTGCCAACGGTGGACGGATTTAGCACAGTCCACGCCTTCGGGCCGAACTGACCGTTAGAGAGTTTGGTCGACCGAACCTCTAACCACCCCTTAGCCTGTAGGACTTTGATCGCCCCATTAATGGCGAACCGACCGAGGCCTGTCTGTGCCTCGATTTGCCCGTAGGTGAGTTCGTAACCGTTGGCGTGGCTCATAAGGTACGCGATGAGGCGGAACGCCGTCTGGGATACCTCGGGGTCCCTAATGAGTTCGTTAGGTATGACTGAGAACGGTTGTCCGTCTCGCCTATAGATTTTCTGGACGCCGCTCATTTGCTGATCGCCTCCGTGTTTGTCGTCCCGTAGTTGTCGTCCAGTAGTTGCCACTCGCCGAAGATAGCATTCCACAGGGGAACCTCCGCCGGACTCTCCCACGACGACAGTTTCCACCCCTTGCCACGGGCCGCTTCTGCCGCGGAGGCGTTCGACTCGATTAGGCCGTTCATGTATGAGCAGAGGACGACGATATTAGACGGGACGTCACGGGACCGCGATCCACCGGCCCCACGGTTCGCCCTGTGGTGCGGGGCTACCGCCTCAGTCTCTCCACAATGAACACACCCTCCGTCACGGTCGAGGTAACGGCGGAACTGTTTCGCGTTCATGCCAGAATCCCGAAATCGAACGCCTGCTGAGAGAGTCGTTTCGCGATGATTTCACAGTAACCCTCGTCGAGTTCGACTCCGATAACTTGGCGACCGAGGTTACGGGCGGCGATGAGTGTCGCGCCTGAACCGGCGAACGGGTCGGCGATGATACCGTCGGGACACCGGGCTACGAGGATTTCCATTAGGCCGACAGGTTTAGGCGTGGGGTGACCTATCTTCCCGACCTCCATATGGCGGGCCTCGTCTGTCGATATGACTGAACGGAGAGGCGGAGACGTCGCTACAAAGCCAGAACCGAGGACGTAGATTTCCTCGTCCTGTGTCATAAAGGGGGCTTTAGCAGGTCCGGGGGCCATGCCCCGCTTGTGCCAAATGAGGCGGTGAACTGTTCCCGTGGGACGTGGCACTTTCCACGATCCGAACACGATCGCCGGTTTAGTTCCCCAGCGGCGGAGTACCTCGTCGCGTATGTTCGCCGTCTCGTCGTTAGCGATACCGTCGGACCATTTGTTAGCCGTTTTACGTTCCCCGTTACCTTTGGCATAGTTCGCGACGCCTTTCCATGCGATCCCGTACGGCGGGTCCGTGACGAGAACGTCCGCGTCCTGCCATGCCTGAACCTCCAGCGCGTCCCCGTGGTACAAGGTGACGAGTTCGTCCTCGTAATACGCCTTCACCGTTCACCCTGCCCTGCTCCTCGGTACATAACCTCGACGAGACGCGCCTGAGTTTGCACGTTCATTTGTGCGTCCCGCAAAGCCCGAACGTGTTCCCGAATATAGTCGACCCTCTTTTTAGCCGTCTCGGCGGCACGACGGAGGTCTTCGGACCGTATTTTCGCTACCGCCTGCCGGTCCGCGACCGAACCCTGAGCCTCTAGGAACGTCGTAAGTTCCAGACGTTCCGCGTCGAACTTCGCGACCGTAGCCTCGTCCTCAGACTCACGGATAGCCTCTATCCCTCGGGTGATACGTTCCCGGATTTCCGACAGGTCGCGGAGGATACTATCGGGGGTTCTTAACTCGCTCATTCCCGAACCCCCCGTTCTGAAGTCTGAGGGCGACACGTTTACAGTCCGTCAGAACGTTCTCTAGTTGCCTGAGTTTGTCGGGCGTTCGTGCCGCGCTTAGTTCCTCGGCGAGTTCCGTTAGTTCTTTTAGCGAGGCGACGAGGACGTGAAACTGATTAGCCAAGGTTCGCCCCCTTTTGACTGATCGCGTCCAGCACAGACGCCGGGGCGTTCTGTTTCTTCGCGTCCGCGTACAGGGTGCGGGCCTCCGACTTCGTCACGACCGACTCAATGGCAGAGTTCCAGTCCGCGACCTCATACGTGAACGAATCCGGGTCCGGGTCATCCGTGGGGAGGCAGAGGACCTGAAGTAGGAACGTCCGGTAGGCGACGCTCATAGCCTTAGCCGTGGCCTTGTCCCCAGAGTCGAACGCCTCCGCGGCGACTGATCCCATGACGACCTCGCCGTTAGGGGCGTGTACGGCGTAAGTCACGACGAGACGCGCCACGGTGAGAGTCCCACCGTTACGAGACGCGACGGACTCATAGGTGACCGAGTCGACCGCCGGGGCAATCACTCCCCCATGTTTGCGAAGTGCTGGACCGACCGCGTTTACGACCGCGTCTATGCCTCGGAACTTGAACTTCTGCGCTTCGTTCACGTCGTTTTTACCGACGGACCGGACGTCGTTCATCACGGCGGCGAGTAACTCGACCGCGCCCATTTTCTGTTCTGTCATTTTTCTATCCTCTCTTAACTACTAGATACGGGTCGCCTGCTCCTCGGGCCTGACGTGAGAACGTCCAGTCGCCCTCGACAAGGCCACGTTTCGCCGAACCCATAGCGGACAGAATGTTCGACTTAACCTCGGTTAGTTCAGACTCTGCCGCCTTGTACGCCTCCTCGATCGCGAAGTACTGGACACCTAACCAACCTAACTCGACTTCGTCGTCCTCAATCGAGGGGTGTAACGCTCGGACTGTTTGATAGGTCGAGAGTGCGCCGTCGAACTCGGGCTGAGTGTCCGAGTCGATTAGTGCCTTCATGTACGTTGCGCGTTCCAGAATGTAGTCCTGAGCGTCGGGGTCCGAAAGGACCTCGTACTCCCTGTATCGGTTCCCGTGGAACAGGACGACGACGTGGGCGCGTGACAGTCCGAACGTCTGCAAATACCAGAGGACCTGAGCCTCGTAATGTTTCGGAACTCCCTCGGACCACGCGTCCTCATATTGGGCCGTCTTAACCTCAATCACTCCGACCTCGCCCGTCTCGGGGTTCTCGAATATGGCGTCGGGATTAGCGATTTGCCACGATCGGACTTTATGCGCCCACGTTCCGACGTCACGGTGGACGACGAGTTCCGGGTGGGCGTCGGCGAACTTATCGAGGACGACAGGTTCGAGACGGTTCCCCCACTCCATAGCCTCATTTTGCGGGATAGACGACTCGATACGTCCCGTCTTTTTCGCCCACAGGGTGAACGGAGACTCCCACGGGTTAAGCCCGCATATGGTCCCCACCTCACTACCTCCGATACCAGCGGCCCGAATGTTCAGCCATTCCTCCGAACCGTTCTCTAGGTTCGCGACGAACTCCGCCGACTCCCCCAGCCGTTCCTCTATACTTGTAACCGTCACCGGTTCCTCCTCTCTGTCGGTGACCGAGGCCCCCGACGTTCGCGCCCCCGCGATTTCCGGGGGTTTCGTCATTGTGTGTTCATACTATAGTCTCGGAACCGTCCGACACCATAACCAATTCGAGGAGAACAAAATGAAACACTTAGAACCCACCGGGGAGACTGACGTCGTGTGCGATCTATGCCACATAGGACTCGGCGAAATGACCGGCCTCCACTACTACGACGCGCAAGCGACGGCGCGGGCCGCTAACGCCCTCGACTGGGTCCTCGGCGACCGGGACCTCTGTAACGCCTGTTCGTTTATCGCTCGGGTCCTCCTCTAATGCCGAACCTGTCCGAACTCATGGCGGCGGTAACAGAAGCCGGGGAGGTTTCCTGTATGAACGCCCCGGACCTGTTCTTCGTCGACGACGACTCGACCGGCGTCCTAGCGTCCTACAATTACGCGCGGCAACTGTGCGCCGAATGCCCCGTTATGGCCCTGTGCGCCTCGTACGCGGTCGAAAATAACGAAATCGAGGGGATGTGGGGAGGCACTACACCGAACCAGCGTCGGGACCTCCGCCGCCTAAAGTCCAGTTCATCCGCGCGATACTTCGACGAACTCGTTTCTTCACCCCGGACTCCGTAATCCCGATGAGGGCCGCGACTTCTTTGTAACTCATCCCGTCACGAAATCGGAGAATGACCGCGGTCCTCTGCTCGGGACTCAGAACCTGAAACGCGTTCCGGACGTCCAGAATAACGTCGTGGCCTCGCCCGAACTGGGAAGGCATACTACCCACCACACGCCCCGATAGGTCCGTTACCGTCGTCTCTGGGGGTCGCTCGAATATGAACGGTAGGGCGCGTTCGATTTGCGCCTCCGTGTACGGTGAGTCCGTTTCGATAGGCCCACCTGATCGGGCTTCCTGCTCCCTGACGGCGTACCGTGACGCGACCCGTTTAAGTGCGACGAATAGTTTCCCCTCGCCGCCCTCCTCGGTCCGGTATCGGCGAACCGTTTCCGCGTTCGCAAATAGCCACAGGGTGAGTTCTGACGTTACGTCCTCGACGTCGACAAAACTCCACCGCGACCCGACCCGGTAGCCGATACGTCGGGCGAGAATCAGTTCGTTTTCTTTAATCAACTGAGGGACCTCGTGTCGAGGCGGGTTCGAGGCCATACGTGCGGGAGTACCTGCTCGACGACCTGCTCCCTCGTGATCGTTCCCTTCATGACGGACGGGTCGGACACGAGGCCCGACGACTGTGAGAACCAAGCCGACGCGTCACAGAGTGCGCCCCCCTGAATCCAGTACGTGTTCCCGATGAGGGACTGGAACCTAGGGTGGTGGTAGTGACCGGTGAATAGGAGGTGGGCGTCGCCCTCTGGCATACGTGCCGCCGAGGCGGACTTAAACCATGCGAGGATTTTACCCTCGACCCCTGTCCCTCCGCCCCGTGCAATGTGTCCGTGAGTGAGGGCTACGACGTGACCTAGGACCTCCACGGTGAGAGACAGGCGTTCCGCGCCGGGGAATGAGAACGTGACCGTCTCCACCTCTGCCAACTGGAACGCCTCCGCGATTTGTTCGACCACGGCTACGTCGTCATTGTCTCCGAGGGTCGTAAACGCTTTTCCGTTCTGCCTGAACTCTCCGTGATTACCGGGTACGACGGCGACGTGAACGGGTAGTCCTGACGAGGCGAGTTTCAGTAAAAACTCCGTGAGGAGGCGTCGGACCAATTTCACTTGGTCGCGCCTGTTTAGTTCCACACTAAACGCCTGCATTTCATACCAGCCCGAAACGCCCTCGACGAGGTCGCCTGTGATCGGGACAAAGATAGCGGAGGCGGGTCGCCCCGACTTTTTCAGCGTGGCTAGGTCGGCGAGTGCAAGGTCCCCTAGTTGAAGTGCCTTCTCGACCATACCGGCAACACCCTCACCGTCTGCCTGTCCAGCCTGTAGGTCGGTCACTTGGAAGAAGTACACGCGATCCTCAGCGACGGGCGGGGCGAGTTTAGGCCGGTTACGTTTCGCGGCCTCGACAATATCGTCTAGGTTCACCGCGTCGACCTCGAACGTCCGGCGTCGAACTCGGGCCTTGAAATAGTAGAGGCGGGTCGTTTCACCCTCGCCGACGTTAGCGTCCCATGCGCGAACCTCGACCGAGTCGCCCTCGACGTCGTAGTCGTCGACGTTCAGTCCGGGGGGGAGAAGTTCGCGGAGAATATCCGCCCACTCAGTAGGGGCGTCCTCACGGGGTTCTGTGACGACGAACCCACCGGCAGACGTGAGGTTCACACCGGGAACCCACCCGGCGGGGTGTTTATGTTGCCGCCCCCGTTTCACCTCTCGGGCTTCCCCAGACGTGCCAATGGACAGAAGTCGGTCCAGCGGTGACTCGCTCATTTAGTGCCTCTCATTCGACAGACGCATTCGTTCCGCCTGTGGACTCGGATAGCGGACGCTGATCCGGTTAGGTTTGCCTCGAACAGGTCGACGGCTAGGGCGTCGGCGGAACGTGCAGAGTCGACGAGGGCCTGTACCTTCTCACGGTACGGGTCGTCCAGTTCCTCAATAAGGCGGCCTATTACACACGCCCTCGATTTTGTAGCCATGCCGACAGTCTAAAGTCTCGACTACTAGGTGAACGTTCTGTCGTGGCCCCGCGTGTCACAATGAGAAAAGCCCCCCGCCCGATTAGGGCGAGGGGCCGTGAGTCGGTGAGGTCACAGGTGAAAGTCCAGCACTTCGCTTCTAGCCTCGTGGTACATATTCCACGCGCCCATGAGGTCGCCGTAGTAGACAGTCTTTTCGTCACCGTCGCTTGTCTTAATCCAGAGTGCGATTAGGGGCGTCTCGAATGAGTCGTCTACATAACCCTCGAACTCGACAAACTCGAACGATTTGCGGAGTTTGCTAGCGAGTGCCTCGGCCTTGTTGGTGAGTTTCTTGTTCATGGTTCCCTCTCTGCGGCGGGTACGTCCCGCTCGGTGGGTCCAGTATCTCATTCCCCAATTCTAAAAGTCAACTATATGAAAAAGAAAAATCCCCCGGCCTCGGAGTAGTGAGGTCGGGGGATTTCTGTTTAGTGATTAGCCGTTACTGGCACGAGTCGCATTGGAGAAAGTCCATAGGGTCCACGGGGACGATAACGCCGTCCACGTTCTCACGATCGCCCACTAGCGAGGGCCGAATGAGTCTGTCCCCGTAGGGGTAGCCTCAGAACCCGACGCCGCCGAGTAGGCGACGAGAGACGTCAGAACCGACACGAGAGTAGCGACCCCGGCGACCGAGGCCACGGCGACCCATGCGTTCCCGTTCGTGGGGATGAACGACGAGACGGTGATCCCAGCAATCAGAGACTGAGCCGCCGTCTTAATGGCGCGCTCGAAACAGTACCGCCAGAACGCGGAGGTGAATAAATACATTGTTAGCCCTTTCGTGATTGTTGGTTAGAGTGTGCCGGTGTTGAGTCGTGCCTGTAATGCGCGGGTTGTCGCTGGACCCCAGTCGCCGTCTTGAACGGCTCCGACGCGGGCCTGTAGTGCGCGGATAGTTTGCGGGCCTACGATCCCGTCGGCGGTCACACCGAGGGCGTTCTGTAGTGCCTTCTTCGTTACCGGGCCGTAAACGCCGTCGGCTGTTACACCGAGGACGCGCTGTAGTGCGGCGATAGTTTTAGGTCCGAAACTACCGTCGACCGCCAGTCCGCTAGGTGCGGGTGCGGGCGTCGGTGCGGGGGCCGTTCCTGCGTTGAGTGCGGCGAGAGTTTTAGGTCCCACGATACCGTCTACGACGAGGCCCTTTTTCTCTTGGAAGTCACGTACGGCGGCTTTAGTTTTAGGGCCGATAATCCCGTCCACGACGAGGCCGTAGCCGAACCGGTTTAGGAGTGTCTGTAGGTTCGTGGCCTGAGCGTCGATACCGGACCCGCCGTCCACGTAGAGGAGAGGGTTCACACGGACGCCGTCCGGGCGGAACAGGTGGTGGTGAATGTGGGGGCCTGTGCTGTAACCGGTGGAACCCGAGTAGCCAATCGTCTCACCCTGCCGGTACTGTCCGGGGGCGACGAACCCGCCGTCCTTAAGGTGAAGGTACTCGTCTCTCCAGCCTGCACCGACTCCGACGGTGTCGGCGTCGTGATAGAACCGAATGTAGTTTCCGTACCCCGAGAAGTGCGGAATGTTCTCGACCCTGCCGTTACAGGGGGCAGGAATGGGGGTTCCCTCGCCGACGGCGTAGTCAATGCCTCCGCCTGAACCGCGGGCGAGGTGATCGTTCCACCCGTCGCTAATCTTGTACTTGCTAAGCGTGTTTATGTAGTTACTCATGACGTCCTTCTAGTTAGCGGTGGGGAGGATAATACGAGTATTAGTTCGGACCGGTGCGTTCCCGTTCGCGTCCGCGATACGTTTCGCCAGTTCACGGGCGGCCCGTCCGGGGGTCGCGAACTTCTCCGCGATCGACAGGTACGAGTCCCCGGCCTGCGCGCGGATACTACCCACGTTAGGAGTTTCTACTGGGGTAACCTGTGCCTCTACGGGGGCCTCGTCGATAGGTTCTACTATCGGGGCCTCGATCGTTTCGACTTCTTCGACGACAGGTTCGTCTACTGTTTTTTTAGTTGCCATTTTCTGCTCCTAGGGGTTGATATTGGACAAGATAGCCACGAGGGCGACTAGGGAACCT